CAGCACCGCGAGCACGTTCACGCCAGGCCTGAAGAGCGCCAGCGGCTCGGCCACGCTGCTCTACTACCGCCTCGAGGCCGGCGAGTCGGCCACGCTGACGCAGTTCACCGCGCTGCTGGGCAAAATCCAGAAGGTGGGCGCCGTCACCGAGGCGGACCGGGTGAAGCTGAAGCTGAAGGTCAGCGATGCCGCTAACGACGATCTGGAGTTCTTCGCCTACATCACCGCGGCGCAGGTGGGCGTGAGCACCGGCGAGCTGGTGGTGGTGCCGATCCAGTTCACGGTCGATGGCGACTTCCTGGCTAACGGCGTGATCGGATGACCTTCTTCCTCGGCACCAAGGGCAACGTGCGGCTGCGGCGCGCCACGTCAGAGCAGATCGGCTCGCTCAGCGACAGCATCAGCCCCGACGACGTGAACACCACGCTGAACCGCCTGAGCTTCGATGCGGCCGGCGACAACCTGCTGACCGGCGACCGGGTGGACATCAGCACCAGCGACCCGCGCGGCCTGGTGTGCTTCACCAGCGCGGCATGGTCCAGCGGTGCGGTGGAGCCCGGCATCTCGGCGTTCGTGAACGTGAACGCTGCCGGTGGTCTGCGGTTCTTCGACAGCTTCGAGGACGCCACCAACAACACCCGCGCGAACGAGCTGGAGCTCTATGCCTTCGCTGGTGCGCCGCTGCAGATCGAGTTTGCGGTGCGCGATGCCGTCTACAACGTGCTCGGGAATGTGGTCGATTACACGCTTGCCACCGACCGCGAGGCCATCGACAGCACCAGCCTCAGCGACCGATTCCGCCAGCTTTACTCCGCGGGCCTGCTCTCGGGCAGCGGCACCATCACCTGCGCGTTCGACTACACCACGGCCGGCATCACCGAGACCCCCCTACTGATGCTGCAGCTGATCCAGCGCCTCGAGCTCGGCAGCGCCTTCGACTGCGCGCTGTACCTCACCGACAAGTCGGTCGATGCGTCAGTCAATGACGTGTTCTACCAGTTCGATGCGATGGTCACCAAAGCCGGCGTGCAAGTCGCGGCTGGCGACATCATCAACTGCACGATCGATTTCGTGACGACCGGCGAGATCCGTCTGCTGGTCGGCAGCCTCGAGGACTACATCCTGAAAGAAGACGACGATCGACTGAACCTCGAGCAGTCCCTCGACTTCCTGCTGAAAGAAACCGAGGACTAACATGGGTTCTAGCAGTGGTGCCCACGGAGGCTGAGCCTTGGCTGACCAGCGGATAACCCAGCTCACGGCGCTGCCCAAGGCTTCGGTGGCGGCCACCGACGTGCTGCCCATTGCCGACATCTCGGCCTCGCAGACGAAGAAGGTCACGGCGAAGGACCTGGTGGATGCCGGCCTTGATCTGATCGATGTCGCCTCGATCGACCTCGACAAGCTCGACCAGACCAGCACCACGAAGATCGGTACGGCTGCGCTCGCCGGTGGCGCCGTCACGGCCGCCAAGCTGGCGGACGACTCCAGCATTCACGTCGCCACCACGGCGCCGGTCAGCGACAACTTCGAGGGCCGCGGCTACCTCAACAGCAGCACCGGCGCGCTGCAGGTCTACAGCGGCGGCGCGTTTGCCAACGTGACCCCGACGTTGGTGGACGGCTCGGTGACCACAGCTAAGCTGGCCGATGGCGCCGTCACCACCGCAAAGGCTTCCAACCTCGGCACCGCAGCGCTGGCTGATGGCGCCGTCACCTACGCCAAGCTGCAGGACGTTTCGGCCACCGACAAGCTGCTCGGCCGCAGCTCCTCGGGCTCCGGCGATGTCGAGGAGATCACCTGCACCGCTCAAGGCCGCGCGCTGCTCGATGATGCCGACCCTGCGGCGCAACGCGCCACGCTGGGGCTGGGCACGCTGGCCACGCAGTCGGGCACCTTCTCCGGCACGTTCTCCGGCACCAGCTCGGGCACCAACACCGGCGACCAGACGATCACCCTGACGGGCGATGTCACCGGCTCCGGCACCGGATCGTTTACCACCACGATCGCCAGCGGCGCCGTGGTCGAGGCCAAGCTCGGCGCGGCCGCCGTCACCACCGCCAAGGTGGCTGATGACGCGATCACCGCGGCCAAGCTCGCCGACAGCTCGGCTGCCGTAGTGGCTGCCAGCACCCCCGCGGGATCCGGCGCCTTCGTCGGTCAGCAGTGGGTCAACACCGCCACCGCGATCGAGTACACCTGGGACGGCACTACCTGGCTGCGGCAGGCCTCGCTGAGCACGATCACCTTCAGCGACAGCAGCCCGCTCAGCTTCGCCGTCAGCTACCCCGACGCCTACAGCGCGACCATCACCACCACGATGGACCTGCAGGTGGCGAACCGGGTGCTGGCTGGCCCCGCGGCAGGCTCTGACGCAGCGCCCACCTTCCGCGCGCTGACCCCAGCCGATCTGCCCGATGCCACCAGCGTGGCCAAGGGCATCATCCTGCCGGGCTCGGGCCTCTCGATCACGACTGGCACGCTCAACCACTCCAACAGCGTCACCGCCGGCACCTCCACCAAGGTCACCTACGACGCACAGGGGCACGTCACCGCCGGCACCACGCTCGAGGCGGCCGACATCCCTGCGCTCGACACCAGCAAGATCACCACCGGCACGTTCGGCACCACGCTGATCGCGAACGATGCCGTGACGGCGGCCAAGCTCGCCAACTACTCCACGGCGCAGATCGGCGCCTCGCTGCCCACCCCCGACTTCATCGGCCAGTTCTTCCTGAACCCGCTGGAGCGCACCGTCTACATGTGGGACGGCAACGTCTGGCAGCCGGTGGGCATCACCGCCGGCACGGTGATCTTCGGCGGCACCTACAACGCCAACACCAACCAGATCGCCTCGGTGACATCCGAGGGCAGCGCGCTGGGGCTCAGCGTCGGCAACCCGCTGCCGGCAGCCAGCAGCACCAACCAGAACTACTTCGTCATCGTCAGCAACGCTGGCACCGGCACAGCACCGGCGCCGACTGTGGCGCTGCTGCCCCCTGACCTGATCCTCTCGACGGGTTCGGCGTGGGTGCGGATCGAGTCGTCCGACGCCTACATCGCGCAGGTGGCCACGCAGGTGTCGTTCACCCCTGCAGGCCAGATCGCCAGCACCAACGTGCAGGCCGCGATCGAGGAGGTGAGCAGCGAATGTCGCAACGCCACCAACATCACCAGCGGCACCCTGGCGCCCACGGTCGGCGGCACCGGCCTCGCCACCTACGCCAAGGGCGACCTGATCGCCGGCTCGGGCACCAACACGCTGGCCAAGCTGACCGCCGGCACCAACGGCTTCGTGCTAAAGGCCAACAGCAGCACCGCGACCGGCCTTGAGTGGGCGGCCTACGACGCGCTGGTGACCGGCGGCGGCACCATGACCGGCAACCTCGAGATCGGCTCGAGCGCCGCGATCATCTTTGAGGGCAGCACCGCCGACATCTACGAGACCACGCTGACCGTTGCCGATCCAACTGCAGATCGCACTATCACCTTGCCAAACAACACCGGCACCGTGGCGCTCACCAGCGATCTCGACGACGGGACGTTCTGATCCCGCCGCTAGTCTGAACCGATAACTTCCGGCCTTCATAGGAGGCGTTAAGGAATGACTCTGCAGCACCTGCGTTCGGGCACCGCAAACAAGCGCCCGACCCCTGCGGGGATGTCGGATGGCCAGCTGGCCATGAACACCAACAGCACCAGCCCCGGCCTGTTCCTGAAGGACAGCGCCGGCAATCTGGTGAAGGTTGGCCCGGTGCATGTCGGGACCACAGCGCCGAACGCCAGCCCCGCTACAGGTGGCTCTGCAGGTAACGCGGTGGGCGAGCAGTGGCTCGACACCAGCGGCAGCACCTACGTATTCAAGATCTGGGACGGCTCAGCCTGGCGCAGCGAGGCCGGCGAGTTCGTGAACGTCACCGGCGACGTGATGACCGGCGCGCTCGGCATCATCGCGGGCTCGGCAGGCAGCCCTGGGCTGTACTTCTCGGGTGACACCAACACCGGCCTTTATTCCCCCGGCGCAGACCAAGTAGCCATCTCAACTAATGGCACTCAAAGAGTGCTTATCCAAAACTCAAGCCAAGATACGGTTAGGGTTAGTGGTACTAATGCTGTAATAACTGCTGACGCAACTAGCTCCAGCTATCCCGGTTTTCGACTTGCTCAGAACGGTAGTGCTTTTGCAGGGTTAGATGGAGATGCAGGGAACAGCACTAACTTGTTTACGTTTGGCGCAATACCGCTTCTTTTTGGCACAAATGGTTCCGAGCGGATGCGCCTGGACTTCAGTGGCCGCTTGGGGCTGGGAACTAGCAGCCCTAGCAATAACCTTGAGGTCGCTGTTGGAGCTCCAAGCAACAACGATTCTGGTATTACTCTTTCAAGCACCAACAATGCCGGCTACGGAACGTCAGTAACCTTTGCGCACCGTACCTCCACAGGCGGGGCTATTGATGCTCGTTCACGCATCTCTAGTGAAGGCGGCGGCAATAATAGTTTCATGCGGTTCCTCACAACAATTTCCGGAACCCTAGCCGAACGAATGAGAATAGATGAAGCAGGCCGAGTAGGGATTAACACTAATGCGCCCACCGCAACAATTCACGCAGTTTCGGCAGATACAGCAAAAACCGCGTCGTTCTCCGGTGCCAATGGTCTTTGCCGTATTTACGGTTATCACGGTGGCTTGGGAGCCGCACTAATTGAAGGTAGTAATATTGCCGAAAATGGACGAATAAATCTTGCCTTAGGTGGTGATAACCTATTCTTTAGTACAAATGGCACCGAACGCCTGCGCGTCACCAGCGACGGCTACGTGCGCCTCTCCTCCAGCAGCCCCGGCATCCAGTTCGGCGGCGACACCGCAGCGGCGAATGCGCTGGATGATTACGAGGAGGGCACCTTCACCCCGAGCATCGTGGGCACGTCCACCGCGGGCACCGCGACCTATGCAGCCAACGGGCGAGTGGGTCGCTACACGAAGATCGGCAATCGCGTGTTCTTCGATCTCTACCTCAGCTGGACCGCCCACACCGGCACCGGCAACCTGCAGATCGATGGCCTGCCGTTCACCGTGCAGAACACCACCAACCTGAACCGCAACTACACCGCCATCTTCAGCGGCGTTGCCCTGACCGCTGGCAACATCGGCGCGGCGTACACGGCGCCGGGCTCCGATGGCATCGCCCTTCGCCAGATGCCGACCGGCGGCGGCAGCGTTGCTGTGATCCCGATGGACACCAGCGCCCAGATCTCCATCTCGGGCTGTTTCGATGCGGCCTAACCTACGTTCACCCCTAATCAGACCGGAGGCCTGATCGGATGGCACTGACCAAACAATCAATCGTGGACAGGATCGAGGTGGTTGGCCCCTACAGCCACCTGCAGGTTCGCGTCTGCGAGCGCGTGCTCGAGGACGGCGAGGTGATCGCCGAGAAGTTCCACCGGCACATCATCACCCCCGGCGCCGACACCAGCGGCGAAGATCCGCGCGTGCAGGCGATCGCCGGCATTCTCCACACGCCTGAGGTAGTCTCCGCCTATCAGGCCTCCGTCACCCCCTTCGAGGCTCCCGCAGAATGACCACCACCTTCACCTGGGCCATCGCCAACATGGACCGCCTGCTGGCGGACGGCGCTGTGACCACGATCCACTGGACCCTCTCGGCGCACGACGGCACCTACAGCGCCGGCGCCTATGGGTCGATCGGCCTCGAGGCCCCTGACCCCGACGCCATGATCCCCTTCGCTGATCTCAGCGAGGAGACCTGCGTGGGCTGGGTCAAGGACAACTTCGGCCCCGAGAAGGTCGCCGAGATCGAGGCCGCACTCCAGCAGCAGCTCGATCAGCAGCGCCAGCCCGTCACCGGCCAAGGCCTCCCCTGGGCTAGCTGATGGCCGTCAAATCCAAGACCGGCACCGCGCGCCTCGATCATCAACCGGGGCCGCCCAAGACCACCAGCCAGGGGTTCGGCCAACACAGCCGCCCCCGGCGCCGTGGGAAGAAGCCCCTTCGCGGGCAGGGCCGGTAATGGGCCGCGACACGCTCGAAAACTGGCGCAAGATCCGCGACCACCTAGAGCGTGTCGGACAAACCGAGAACCACTACTACCGGCGCGCCCTTGCCATCCTCGCCGGAAGGCCTGATCCATTCGATCGCTACGATGGAGCTAAGCCCGGATCAGCCGATGGCGGACGAACCTAAAACGGTCGGCAGCGTGCTCGCTGCTTCCCTCCCGGCAGCGCTCTCGGCCGGCATGTTCGCCATCGGCGCCCTTCTCATCTCGCTGCAGGTGCAGTTCGCCCGCGTCGAGGCCACCCTCCAGCAGATGGCCGGCACCATCGGAGAACTGAAGAACGACAGCAGGGCAGAGCTCACGCAGCTGGACCAGCGCGTGCGTGCCCTTGAAATGCGGAACTAACCTGAGGCCATCGACGTGGACGCCATGAGCCCCGAGACTGCCGCAATCATCGCCATCGTCATCGCTGCCGGCAGCGAGATCATCGCGCTGAGCCCCCTGAAGTCCAACAGCTGGATCCAGCTGCTCCTGCAGGCCGGCCGGATGATGTTCCCCAAGCAGCGCCGCTGATCGATGGCCAACCCCGCGCCGATCACGCTCGAGCAGCTCTTCAGGTTCTACCGCGGGCTGCCGCACCAGGCTGCCGCGATCGAGACCCTCGAGCAGGATCTCGCCACCAACGGCTACGCGGCCGCCATGCGCCGCGATCGGGCATGGTTCAACACCTGGAGCCAGGACGGCAAGCAGGCCGATCTGGCCGCGGCCCTGAAGCTGATCAAGGATTTCGAGGGCTGCCACCTCGAGGCCTACCCCGACCCGCTCAGCGGCGGTGACCCTTGGACGATCGGCTATGGCACCACCCGCTACAACGACGGCCGGCCGGTGCAGCCCGGCGACAAGATCAACGCGATCGAGGCCGACCTGCTGCTGCGGCAGGAGGTGGACCGGATCGCCGGCAAACTGCGCACCACCATCCCCAGCTGGGGCGAGATGGCCGACCACCAGAAGTGCGCGCTGATCAGCTTCGCCTACAACCTCGGCACCGACTTCTACGGCGCCAAGGGCTTCGAGACCATCAGCCGGCGGCTCAGGGAGAAGGACTGGCCCGGCGTGCCCGATGCCTTGCTGCTCTACCGCAACCCTGGCACCAACGTGGAGGCCGGCCTGAAGCGGCGCCGCATTGCCGAGGGTGACCTCTGGGGCCGCGACAAGCAGACCACCGGCCCGGTCTCGGCGATGTTCACCCCCGAATCGCCCTTCAGCTTCAAGCTCACGCCGCACATCACCTACGGCGAGTTCGCGCTCGGCCAGGAGGCCCGGCGCTTCGATCACCAGTTCCAGTGCGACATCGCCATCAGGCTGGCGCAGTTCTTGGAGAAGGTGCGCGCGCAGTTCGGCGGCCGGCCGCTGGTGATCACGAGCGGTTATCGCCCCACGGCCGTGAATCGGGCCGTGGGCGGCGCCTCGAGCTCGGAGCACCTCTACGACGCGCCTGGCGTGGGTGCGGTGGACTTTTTCGTGGACGGCGTGGACATCTACGCCGTGCAGGTCTGGTGCGATCAGAACTGGCCCTACAGCATCGGCTACGGCGCGCCCAAGGGCTTCGTGCATCTTGGCATTCGCAAGGGCGCACCTAGGGTTCGGTGGGTTTACTGACGATCGCGTGCCTCTCCCCGACTACGAGCTCCACCACCTCTGCCAGCACCACGCGATGGTGGTGCCGTTCGATCCAAACCTGATCAACCCCGCGAGCCTCGACGTGCTCCTCGGCGATCGGATCATGATCGAGGTGGCCGGCACCCCCGAGCTGCAGATCCACGGCATCCACGGCCACACCGCGGAGGAGCCCTACTGGCTGCAGCCGGGTGAGTTCTGCCTCGCGGAGACGCGCGAGATTTTCAATCTGCCCGACAGCGTGGCCGCGCAGTTTGTGCTGAAGTCCAGCCGCGCGCGCGAGGGCCTCGAGCACCTGCTGGCCGGGTGGTGCGATCCTGGCTGGCACGGCAGCCGCCTGACGCTGGAGCTGAGCAACGCGCGCAAGATGCACCCGGTGGCGATCTGGCCCGGCATGAAGATCGGGCAGATGGTGTTTCACCGGATGGAGGCGATCCCGCACCGCTCCTATGCGGTCACGGGTCGTTACAACGGACATGAGACCGTTCACCCATCTCTGGGCTAGCCTGAGCCCGGTAGTGGAGAGCCAGCAGGCGGCCGGGGTTGCGCTCCGGCCGCTTTTTTATGCCATCAGCGCGGCCACCTTGGCGGCTGCTGCGGCCGCGGCCTCATCGATCAGGTGCGCATACCGCTGCGTGGTCTGCGGGCTGGCGTGGCCGAGAAGGCCGCCGATCTGCGGCAACGACAGGCCGGCCGTCACACCGAGGCTGGCGAAGCTGTGGCGCAGGTCGTGGACCCGCAGGTTGGTGATCCGCGCCTTGGCCAGCAACTCCTGCCAGAGGTGCCAGTAGCCCACCAGGTGGCCGTCGCCATCCCCGGCGATGATCCACTCGCTGTTCGACCTGAGACGCAGCTGTCTTAGCGTGAACATCGCTGCAGGCGGCAGATGAATGCGCCGGTCGTTGCCATCGCCGCCTGTCTTGTGCTGATCAGCGGGAACGATCAGCACCGCTGCATCCTCATCCAGCCAGTCCCACCGCGCGTGCATCACCTCCCGGACCCGGCACCCGGTCAGCATCAACAGGCGGATCAGCTGCGCGAACCGCCACCGCACCCCGGCTTCGGCGAACGCATCCAATGCGGCCAGCAGCCGCTTCAGCTCCTCGCGGGATAGGTAGCGGCGCCGCTTGCGCTCAGTGTTGGCCTGGATCCGCGCGCAGGGGTTGGAGCCCTGCGGCCGCAGCTCCCAGAGCTCGGCGAGGTTCATCGCCTTGCTGAGCACCTCGAGGCAGCGGTTGGCGCGCACCGGCCGCTCCATGCTGGCCCGGTGGAACCATTCGGCGACCTGCCGCTGCTGAACCGCCTGCACCTTCGTGGAGCCAAACTCCGGCAGCAGATGGCGGCGCCAGATCAGTTCGTTGTTGGCGATTGTGCCAGGCCGCAGCCGGCGCCAGTGCTCCACCTTGATCCGCTCGAGCAGCTCGGCAACGGTGGGCGATCGGCGCAGCTCCTGCCGGGCGGTGGTGGGCGTCAGACCGCGGGCGGCATCGGCGAGCACCTTCAGAGCCTCCTCGCGCGCCATGGTGAGGCTGACGATCTCGGCCCGGCCTATCTTGTGGGTCTGCTGCTTGCCGCTCGCCTCGCGATAGCGCACGTACCAGGTCCGCACCCCGGACTCGAGCACCATCTGGCCCAGTCCTGGCACCTTCCGATCGGCTACCCACTGCTTCGTCATGCCCCTCTCCATTCGCGCACTATTCGCG